TAGCAGAGACACCACTCTCAGCGGAACTTACTAAGTACACCATAGGTGTTGATCTTCCTGCTGTACCTGCAGCTTCTGCGTTAAACCCTCCTCAGTTCTCTGGTGGTGTTAATCTACCAGCATTAACAGGAGTTTCTGCTACACTAACCAACGCTGCGCTTGACATTAACGGAAAAGCAAATATAACTACTGCTAACGTATCAAGCACCACAAGTATAGCTGCACTGACACTTACAGGTAAAGCAAACGTTACACACCCTTCACTGCTAGGAACGTTTACAGCTAACGTACCAAGCATACAAGGCAAAGCTAATAAGAACCTACCATCTCAAACTGCTATCTCTAGTGCAGTTTATGGTGATAACGTTCAACCAACAGGACACAACTACACAGTAACTGTAGCTAATAGTGGAAGTGGTAATAAGTACTACATAGATGGTGTGGAAGCTGCTGCGCTAACACTAACACAAGAACTTACCTACGTTTTCGATGTAAGTGACAGCAGTAACAGTGGACACCCTTTTAGATTTAAAGACTCTGCTGGTAATACTCTAACTGCAGGAATAACTATAAATGGAACAGCAGGACAGGCAGGAGCAACAGTAACCTACGCAGTTCCAGGTTCAGGTGCTACACAACCAGCTAGATACTATTGTACTATACATGGTAACGGAATGGGCAATACCGTAGCCACAGTGCCTAGCACCACAACTTTTACTGTAACAGTTGTAAATTCTGGCGGTAATAAGTTTGCTCTAAATGGCAACACTGCACCAACGATACAACTTGTAAGAGGCACAACATATACATTTGATTTAAGTCACTCCTCTAATTCTGGACATCCACTAGCATTTAAGAGTGGTAACAATAGCTACACAGATGGTGTGACAAGCAGTGGTACTCCCGGTCAGTCTGGTGCAACTGTAACCTTTGCAGTACCAAGCTCTGCAGCAGGAATAGGACTAAGATACTACTGTACTGTACATGGAAACGCTATGGGTAATAGTATTACTACTAGCGGTACAGCTATAGCACTAACAGCACAAGGTAAAGCTACACATACACCAACGCCTGTAACTGCTGTAATAGATAAAGTAGTACCAAGCATAACAGGTTTAGCATTTTTTACACTGCCTGATATAAATGCTACTTTAGAACAAAACCTAGATGACCCTACTGGTGTAGTCTTTCCGTTTGAAGACTTTGCATTTAACTTTAGTAGGGAAAGAACGGTAACAATAATTCCAGCAACTACTATAGGCAATAGAACTGTATACATTCCTGCAGAAAACAGAACAGTAACTATAAGTCCTGTAAGAAGAGACAACGTAGTATACATATTGAATTAAGGATAACACATGTCTTACAAATGGCCTGAAAAAGATCCAGATGAAACAACAGACTTTAGCGTAGATTGGTCTAGGTTCTTAGGATCAGACACTATAGCGTCAGCAGTTTTCTTTGTGGAAGCTGCAGATGGAACAAAGACGCAAGTATCGACTGCTCAAATAGTAAATAACTTACAGTTTATAGCAGGTACTGTTGCTGGTAACGTGGCTACTGCACGTTTTGCTGCAGGAACAAATAATGTACGATACAATATTACATGTCGTATTAATACTACTCAAGGTCTTACATATGAGCGTACTGTAATATTACCAATTAGGAATAGATAAATGGCATACGACTTTCTTGGTTTAGTTAATGATGTTAACCATAGATTAAATGAGGTAGCATTAACCTCCACAAACTTTGCAGCAGCTACTGGGTACTATAGTATAGCTAAAGATGCTATTAACTCTGCAGTAAGACATATCAATCAAGAAGAGTTTGAGTGGCCTTGGAATCATGTACAATCTGAGCTTGTTCTAGCTGCAGGTTCTATGAAGTATTACTATCCTGTAGATGCTAAAACAATTAACATGAACTCGTTCCGTATAAAGAGAGATGACAGTCTTAACACAGGAACAGTAAAACTAAAATCACTAGTCTATGAGGAATGGTTGGAGAAGTACGCTGATGATGAGTTTAATACAGATACAAGTATACGTGGTGTGCCTGAGTTTATTGTACGTACACCTAGTAGGGAACTAATATGCCATCCTGTGCCTGACAAGGCATACACTATAGTATATGAGTATTACTCAATGGGTTACGATTTAGAGAACCCTTTAGATGTACCATCGCTACCACAGCAGTACAGGTTTGCCATAGTAGATGGTGCAATGTACTACGCATTCCAGTTTAGAGGTGATACCCAAGCTGCTGATGTAGCCTTACAAAAGTTTGAGAAGCAGATAAAAGACTTACGTGTAATAAATATAAATAGAACACCATACCTAAGAGACAGAAGAGTTAGCTTCTAATGGCAACACAATGGACTACATTCCCTATGGAGTTCAAAGGTGGATTGATATCCAACCTTACTCCACTACAACAGGGTACTAATGCTGTAGGCTCTGCTACTATCTTACAGAACTTTGAGTCTGACAGAGAAGGTGGCTACAGTAAACTAAAAGGCTACAGTAAGTTTAGTGATACAAAAGTTCCCGGTGGTGGCGAAGTCTTGGCTATGAAGGTTATATCTTCTGGTAGAGTTGTGACCGCTAGGAAGATGGACACAGCTACTGTAACAGAATACCAGACAGCTACGTCTACGGTAAACGGAGCAGTATCTAGTGCTACAGCAGTAGCTCTTGATAACAACACAGCTACAGCCGTACTAAACGGTGCTGTTACTTCAAAGACCACACTAACCTTAGACAGGGCAAGAACTTTTACAGGAGTAACAGGTTCTACTTCTCTAGCTGGTGCAAGTGCTACGTTTGATGTAACAAATACAAATGGCACATATACAGCAGCAATAAATGCAGCAGGTACAGGGTTTAAAGTTAACGAAACAGTAACAGTAGTAGGTGCAAACTTAGGCGGTGCTACTGCAGCAAACAACGCAACTATCACAGTTACTTCTGTTGGTTCTAGTGCTGTCACATATACTAATCCAGCGCAGTCTGGTTACTCTGGTTCTGGTAGTAGTGCTACATTTAATGTTATTAAAACAGGTACTACATATACCGTAGCTATTACTGCAGCAGGTTCAGGATATTCAGCCAGTGAAACAATCACTGTTGTTGGTGCAGCTTTAAATGGGGCAACTACTGCTAATAATGCAACCATTACAATAACTGGAGTAAATGGGTCAGGCGGTGTAACAGCAGCTACCATAGCTGGTACAGGTTTAGCAGAAGGACCAGTAACAGGGGTAAGTATTGCTGGTACTGGTGTAAGCTTTAGCGGAACTATTACTAAGGGAATGGTTATAACAGGCACTGGTATTACTGGTACTGTAACAGTAAAGACAGTAACAAGTCAGACTAGTATTATACTAGACACAGCAGTATCTGTAGCTGATAACGTTGTACTTAGTTTTGTTACTAATATAAAGGCTGGTATGTTTGTTACAGGTTCAGGAATATCTGGCACTGTAAAAGTAGCATCACTAACAAATCAGAATAGTATTGTACTTGACTCAGCCCAATCAATATCAGATAATACTGTTCTTACCTTTGGTACATTTCATTCTACTCAAGTAAATAAAACATTATACTTTCATGGCACAGGAACTACTTGGTCACACATAGGTACAAGCTCCTCTACAAATACATTAAAGGCTAGATACGCATCCTTTAACTTTACACAAGAAGACAAAACAATATTTGTTGATAGTAAAAGTTACCCAGTTATATTTAATGCTAGTGGAAGTACTATAGCGTCCTTATCATCTTCAAACAGTTCAGATGTACAGGGTGCAGAGAATGTAGCAGTATTTAAAAACCATGCTTTCTACTCCAAGGGCAGTAAGATATTCTTTACAGCACCCAACACAGTAGATGATTTTGCTACAAGTAATGGTGCTGGTACAATAAATGTTGGATTTGATGTAACAGGTATGATAGGCTTTCGTGAACAGCTTATCATATTTACTACAGACACAATCAAAAAGCTAGTAGGTAGTACTTCATCTGACTTTAAACTAGAGCCTATCACAGATAGAATAGGTTGTATTAACCCAGATAGTATACAGGAATTTGGTGGTGACGTAGCATACCTATCTCCTGATGGTATACGTTTACTTAGTGCTACTGATCGTATTGGTGACCTTGCTCTTGACATTGCATCTGACCCAATTTATAAAGATGCTAATGAGTTTATATCACAGACAGATGTGTTTTGTTCTGTATTAGTTAGAGGTAAATCTCAGTACAGATTGTTCGCATACATACCTACAGTACAGGCGGCTAGTGCTTCAGGTTTGATAGCAACTAAATTCGTAGCTCAAGGTGGTAGTGGCATAGCTTGGTCTAGAACTAAAGGACTAAAAGTAAACGTAGCAGATAGCACATACTCAGGCGCACAAGAAACTATTATGTTTGGCAACGATGATGGTTTCTGTTACAGGATGGACTCAGGTAACTCTTTTGATGGTGGTCCTATAGAGTCAATATATGAATCTCCGTTTATGCCTATTACAGACCCACAGATACGTAAGACTATGTACAAGTTAACTCTGTATGCACAGCCTACAGGAACTATGAATGTAGATGTGAATTTTAAGATAGACTTTGATGCAGGTAATGATCCAAGTGTTATACAACCT